GCATAGGGCAAGGCTATTAACATGTTTAAGGCAAAGTAGTTGCGCCCATAAGCATCGCACGTCTCGTCACTTGCGACATGGGCATCAGAAAGCCGCCCAAAGCGGGTGGATTCCTGCCCGGAGGACACGCACATGAGTGAGACTTTCGACGCATCCGGCCTGCGAATCACGTCGCTGACGGTGGTCGATGCGGCCAAGGTTCTGTCCTCGGCCTTCGGGCGGCGGGTTGACGAAGAGCAGGTTCGGCAGATCGCCGAACGCGGCGGCCTGGTCCGCCCGGACGACACGATCAACCTGCTGGAATATGTGGCGTACCTGGCGCGGGAGCTGGCCCATGGCAACGATTGACCCCCGCAAGCTAACGCCCGTCGTGCTGGCGCGGCTGCTGAACTCGACCGCCTTCGGTGAGGTGATCAATGAGCGTCAACTCCGCCGGCATCGCACCCGGGCTGGGTACACTATCGGCGATGCCCGAACGGTGGACCTGTTCTGTTACGCCGCATGGCTGACGCTGGAATACCTCAAGCCCAAGGACGATCCGGCCAACTACGAGGAAATCAAGCGACGCCAAGCCGAGCGGAACGCGGAGATTGTCCGCACCGGCCAGGACATCGGCGAGATCCCCGCCGTGGTCGATCCCGACCGGAAAGCAAAGGCCATCGGGAGCTTCCGATTCTTCTGCGAGACGTACTTCCACGAGGTGTTCTACCTGCCATGGTCGGAGGACCACCTGCGGGTGATCGCCAAGATCGAGAAGGCTGTTCGCACGGGAGGTCTGTTCTCCATGGCCATGCCTCGCGGCAGCGGCAAAACGGTCCTGTGTCAGACGGCCGTCGTCTGGGCCGCCCTAACCGGGGCCGCCCCGTTCGTGTGCCTTGTCGCAGCCAGCGCCGAGCGGGGCAAGGACCTGCTTGAGAACGTCAAGGTCTGGCTGGAGACCAACTCCCTGCTCAACGATGACTTCCCGGAGGTGGTCTACCCCATCCGCTGCCTCGAGCGAATTGTCCACCGCCAGAAGGGTCAGAAACACCAAGGCGAACCGACACGCATCGAATGGTCCGCCGACAAGATCGTCCTGCCGACGATCCCCGGTAGCAAGGCCAGCGGCGTGGTGATCTCCTCTTCGGGCATGAAGGGCTCGGACATCCGTGGCCAGAACCACGCCCGGACGGACGGGAAGGTCGTTCGCCCGCAACTGGTCATGGTCGACGATCCACAGACGACCGAATCGGCGTGGTCGCCATCGCAAAGCCAGCGCCGCGAGGCCATCCTCGCCGGGGACGTTCTCGGCATGGCCGGGCCCGGCAAGAAGATCGCCGGCCTGATGGCCTGCACCGTGATCCGCCCCGACGACATGGCCGATCGCCTACTCGACCGAGACAAGCACCCAGAATGGCAAGGCGAGCGGACCAAGATGGTCTACGCCTTCCCTACCAACGAAAAGCTCTGGGCGAAGTACGCCGAAATCCGGGCTGACTCCCTCCGTAACGATGGCGATGGCAGCCAAGCCACCGACTTCTACGGAGAGCACCTTGACGAGATGGACGTCGGCGCAATCATCGCCTGGCCCGAGCGTCACAACGAGGATGAACTCTCTGCTATCCAGCACGCAATGAACCTGAAGCTGCGTGACGAGGGTGCCTTCTTCGCCGAGTACCAGAACGAGCCGATCGTCGAAGCCGAAGGCGACGAGATGCTCACCGCCGACGAGATCGCCGCCAAGACCAACGGCTACCCGCGTAGCGCCGTCCCCCTTGGCTGTAACCACCTGACGATGTTCATCGACGTCCAGGGCAAGGCCCTGTTCTGGCTGATTGCCGGATGGGAGGATTCCTTCACGGGGTACGTCATCGACTATGGGACATGGCCCGACCAGCGCCGCGACTACTTCTCGCTGAATGATGTACGGGTAACACTCAGTCGCGCCACGCCGGGCGCAGGCATGGAAGGCCAGATCTTCGCCGGCCTGGAGAAACTCGCTGCTGAACGACTCGGCCGCGTATATCGACGCGAAGATAGTGCGGAGATGCGAATAGACCGGTGCCTGATCGATGCCAACTGGGGCCAGAGCACCGACGTCGTCTATCAGTTCTGCCGCCAGAGCACATTTGCCGGGACCGTCCTGCCATCACACGGCAAGTACGTCGGTGCGTCATCGCTTCCGTTCAGCGAGTACAAACGCAAACGCGGTGACCGCGTTGGCCACCACTGGCGCATCCCCAACACCACCGGCAAGCGGCAGGTCCGTCACGTGCTGGTGGACACCAACTACTGGAAATCGTTCGTCCATGCCCGCTTGGCCGTCACCATGGGTGATCCCGGTTGCATATCACTCTTCGGCCGAGACGAGAAGGGCCATCGCCTCCTGGCCGACCACCTGACGGCCGAGTACCGCGTCCAGACGATGGCACGCGATCGAATCGTGGATGAATGGAAACTCCGCGCCGCACGCCCTGACAACCACTGGTTGGACTGTCTGGTTGGCTGCGCCGTGGCCGCCTCGATCCAGGGCGCAAGTCTGCAAGGCCTGGCCGCCACAAGACAGGCCCCCGCCCGGCGAATCCAACTCTCCAAACTGCAGCGGAAGAGGAATCTGCAGAAATCTCTGCCGTAAGCGGCACACTTTGCGAAGAACCGCAGAAGTAACAGGGTGAAGGAAGCGAATACCGCATGACCGACCCCCTGGACAACACAATCCGCGAGAATGCCGCCGGCCCACGTAAGGCCAGCGGTGACTCGGGCAGCATTGAGCAGCACTCCCTGGCCGACCAGATCGCCGCCGACAAGCATCTGGCGGGCAAGACCGCCGTGGCTGGCAAGGGGCTGGGTATCAAGCTGGTGAAGATCAGCCCGGGAGGGACCGTTTGATGTGGCCGTTCCGCAAGAACAGGAAGACCCCGCGGTCCCTCCCGGCTGTCGTTCGGGCCAAGTACGACGCGGCGCAGACAACCACGGAGAACATCCGGCACTGGGCGATGTCGGACGGATTATCAGCCGATTCGGCCAACAGTGTCGACGCTCGCCAAAAGCTGCGCCAGCGTGCCCGCTATGAGGTAGCCAACAACTCCTACGCCAAAGGGATCGTGCTGACCATGGCGAACGACACCGTTGGTACGGGCCCTCGCCTGCAGATGCTGACGAGCGACGACAAGACCAACCGCCGTATCGAACAGGCCTTTGCCCAGTGGGCTACGGCCGTCGGACTGCCGCAGAAACTGCGCACGATGCGGATGGCAAAGTCGACTGACGGCGAGGTGTTTGGCGCGCTGGCAGCCAGCCCGCGAGTCGACTCGCCCGTTGAACTGGACGTTCAGCTTGTCGAAGCCGATCGCGTGGCCACGCCGACCATGGCGGTGTTTCCGGTGGCGGGAGACGTCGACGGCATTCACCTGGACCGATGGGGCAACCCAACGGCGTATACGGTCCTGCGATACCACCCGGGCGAGATCGGGGCATGGCGCAACGACTACGACTTGCTCGACGCGGCCACCATGATTCATTACTTCCGCGCCGACAGGCCCGGCCAGCACCGTGGCGTGCCCGAGATCACGCCAGCCCTTCCACTGTTCGCCCAACTCCGGCGTTATACGCTGGCGGTGCTTGGTGCTGCCGAGACGGCAGCGGACTTCGCGGCGGTGCTCTACACGGACGCGCCGGCCCACGGCGAAGCGGCGGCTGTCGAACCGATGGACATCGTCGAGCTCGAGAAGCGGATGGCCACGACATTGCCCGACGGCTGGAAGCTCGGACAAATCAAGGCCGAGCAGCCGTGTACCACGTACGGCGAGTTCAAGCGCGAACTGCTGAACGAGATCGCCAGGTGCCTGAACCTGCCCTACAACATCGCCGCCTGCAATTCGTCGGGCTATAACTACGCCTCGGGGCGGCTGGACCACCAGACGTACTACAAGTCGATCCGCGTCGAACAGACGCACATGGGCGACGTTGTTCTGGACCGGATCTTGGCAGCCTGGCTCTATGAGGCATCGCTTGTCGGGCTGATCCCGTCGCGCGAAGCCCTGCTCAGCCTCGGTGGTGCCCACCACCAGTGGTTCTTCGATGGCACCGAGCACGTCGACCCCGCCAAGGAAGCCAACGCTCAGGCCACGCGCCTGGGATCCCACACCACCACACTCGCCATCGAGTATGCCCGCCAGGGCCGCGACTGGGAGACCGAACTCCGCCAGAGGGCCAAGGAAAAACAGCTGATGGACGAACTGAGCCTGTCCGCCGAGCAAGCGAGTGCCCAAACCAAACCCGAAGACCCCGACGCAGAAGAGGATGCACACGATGACGACGAAGACGATTCCTGACCACCTGCAGTTCCTCTCGCCGCTGACCATCGAAGCGGCGGTCGATACCGGGAAGCAGACGCCCCGATTCTCCATGGTCGCCTATACCGGCGGGACGATGCGGATCGCCGGGTTCCCGCACCCGGTGGTCGTCGATCTTGAGGGCCTGAGCGTCGACCGGCAAGACATCCCAGTTCGCCTGGACCACAACCCTCGCCAGGGCGTGGGCCACACCCAGCGCGTCGCCATCGAGAACGGTCAGGTCATCGCCGAGGGGCTCGTCAGCCGCGACACGTCATGGGCACGGGACGTGGCGAAAAGTGGCGTGAACGGTTTTCCCTGGCAGGCCAGCATCGGTGCGGCCGTTGTCGAGGCCGAGTTCATCCCGCACGGGACGCCCGTGGTCGTCAACGGACAGGAGTTCACCGGGCCACTGCACGTGGTCCGAAAAGCCATCCTCAAGGAAATCAGCTTCGTCGACACCGGGGCTGATGCAAACACGCAAGCCAAGATCGCCGCGAAGGCAAAGGAGCAACACGCTATGAAAGACGACAAGACCGCCGACACCGACGTCCAGGCCGCCGAGACCCCGGCTGCCGAGCCGGACCCTGCCGATGTGGGCAAGACACCGGCCCCTGATACCGCCGCGCCCGAGGACACCGGCAAGACTCCGGATACGGTAAACGCCTCGGCCGCCGATCCTGTCACCGAGATGCGTCGGCAGATGGCCGCCGAGACGCGACGGATCGAGGCGATCCGCAAGGCCTGTGGCGGCAAGTACGCCGACATCGAGGCCAAGGCCATCGAGGAAGGCTGGGACGCGATCAAGGCCGAGTTGCACGTACTCCGCGCTTCGCGTCCGAACGTGCCGTCCCTGCCCGCCCAACCGCGTAACAGCAGTCCCAAGGTTTTCGAGGCCGCGGCGCTGATGGCCTCGGGCGTCTCCGGCAGGCAGATCGAGGCGGCGTACGCTGAGCCCGTGCTCGAAGCCGCCGACAAGCTGCGCGGCGTCGGCATCCAAGAGTTCTGCGAACTGGCCTGCGGCCAGCAGCTGCCCCGGTTCCGCCGCGACGCCACCGGCTGGCTGCAGGCGGCGTTCAGCACCGCGGCGCTGCCGGGCATCCTCAGCAACATCGCCAACAAGATGCTGCTGGAGGGGTACAACTACATCGAGGACGCTTGGCGGCGGATCTGCAAGATCGCGTCCGTAAACGACTTCAAGGAGCACAGCCGCTACCGCATGACCGGGGCGTTCAAGTTCCAGCAGGTCGGGGCCGACGGCGAGCTGAAGCACGGGCAGCTCGACGAGCAGAAGTTCGGTCAAAAGGCCGATACGCACGGGATCATGTTCGCCCTGACGCGCCAGATGATCATCAACGATGACATGGGCGCGTTCACCGACATCCCGCGTCAGATCGGCATGGGCGCCGCCGAAGCCATCGCCGACGCCGTGTGGGGCCTGCTGCTGAGCAACCCCGTTCAGGCCGACACCAAGACGTTCTTCCACGCCGACCACAAGAATTACGCCGCCGGCGCTGACACTGCCCTGACCGTTGACGGGCTGACGGCAGCGGAGGTCATGTTCGGCGAGCAGACCAGGCCCAACGGCCGGCCGCTGGGCGTCCCGGCCAGCATCCTGCTGGTGCCCACCGCACTGAAGGTGGTGGCTGAACTGCTCATGAAGAGCGTCCAGCTCAACGAGACCACCACGGCCAACAAGGGCAAGCCGTCGATGAATCCGCACACGGGCAAGTTCGAGGTCGTGTCCTCGACGTACCTGTCGAACGCCACGTTCACCGGCGCCTCCAGCAAGGCGTGGTACCTGCAGGCCGACCCGAACCGCCTGCCGGCCCTGGAGGTCGCGTTCCTCAACGGCGTGGATCGTCCCACCGTCGAGAAGACCGACGCGGACTTCAACACGCTCGGCATCCAGTTCCGCGGGTTCATCGACTTCGGCGTCCGCGAGCAGGACTACCGCGGCGCTCTGAAAATGAAGGGCGAAGCGTAACATTCGCTTCCCAAGTAAGTAACGACATAGCCTAACGACAGGAGACTTTCTCAATGGCAACAGCACAGTTCATTCATGACGGCAAATCAATCGACTACACGCCCGGTTCGGCGGTGAGCGCCGGCGACGTGGTCGTGCAGGGCGAGTTGGTGGGTGTGGCGAAGTTGGACATCGCCGCCAGCGCCTTGGGCGCGCTGGCGGTCGAGGGTGTGTTCGACTTCCCGAAGGCCACCGGGGCCAGCACGGCGATCACGGCCGGCGCCAACGTCTACTGGGACGTGGCCGACACCGAGGCCAAGGTGGACGACGAGTCCGCCGCGAACAAGCTCATCGGCAAGGTGGTCAAGGCCGCTGTCGATGCCGACGCGACGGTTCGCGTTCGCCTGAGCCAGTAAGGCGGAGATCCGGCAGGTGACCGACCTCCTCCAACAGGGCAGCCAGTGGCTGGAGCAGATGCGCACGTCGCACTGCTCCAGCCCGGTCACCTACCGTCGCGGCCTAGCGGAAGTCACTGTCAATGCCACGTTTGGCAAGACGGACTTCGAGGTCAACGACGAGTCGGGCCTGACCATCGGAGCCCACGTCTGGGACTTTTTGATCCTGGCCGACGCGTTGGGCTTCGAGCCGGAGCCGGGCGACGTGGTGGCGGCCAACGGGCGCAAGTACGAGGTCATGAACCTGGCCGGCGACGGATGCTGGCGGTGGAGCGACCCGTATCGACAGACGTATCGGATTCACACCAAGGACACAGGAGCAGACGCGTGAGTGAGTGCAGCCAAGCAGACCAGTGCGAGAAACACTTTGAGGTCATCCACAGCAAACTGGATCGACTCGACGAGGCGATCCGTGGCAACGGCCGCCCGGGCGTACTGATTCGCCTGGACCGGCTCGAACAGGACGCCAAGCGCCAGGCCAAACTCATCTGGCTGATCATCGGCGCGGTGGCCACGGGCCTGACGTCCGGCGCGGTCGCGTGGATGGGCGGGTGAAGGATGAGCCTGGTCACCAACATTGCCGACGCCGTTGCAGCCGAGATCAACGCGGCCCCGGGCGGCACGTTCAGCGAGGCCTTCACGGCCGAGAGGCGCGTCCTGCCCC